GGTCCGCGGCACCCAAAAGGTGGCTAGTTAATTTAATTTTTTTATGAATTTCATTCACCCGTGAGGGCGGGCGTCGCCCCTCGCACGCGCACGCGCGAATCTGTTAGAAGAAACTCATACCGGGTGACAGGTTTTTGCCCGCCGCCCGGTATGGCCGTGAAGTGAATTTTCAGATTTTGGTGATTTCATCTTTCGGGCTTCATCACCACAAGCCCCAGCACGCCAGACACAAACACATAGTAGTGTTCGTATTTGGTTACTCTCGCGGACGCGACAGTGTTCAAATACGAACACCTGGACTCCGCTCCCGACGTACCGTCGAGAGCGGTTTTCACGTCATAGAAAGCAATCTGCTTGCCGCCGCGTATATTGTAGAATATCACGGTCTTGTCGTCATACAGGTACACAGAATTTACAAACACGTCTATGATCCGTTTTCTGAATGCTTCGTCTCCGGAGTCCCCGTCACAGAACTGTTTCATCCAGGCAAGGACCTCTTTTTCTGTCAGCGCGATTCTTGACGCGACAGAGAGACGCGTTGCGCTTTCTTCAAGGTCGGCTTTCTGCGCTTCCAGTGCTTCCATGCGGTCGTACATTTTCTGGCGGGCAACCTTCGGCGCGTCAATCGCGGCGTCAACAAGTTTCTCGATTTCTATTTCAATTCTGCTGATGGCGGATTTCAATTCCTGTACCTGCGAATGCGAGAACTCTTTTTTGTATTCGGCAACAACCGCCTTTGCGATATAATCCATACGGTCGGGCGTGAGAACAAATTGCAGAGTCTGTTCGACAACGAACCGCTCGACAATATCTTTCCGCTCATTTTTCTTCCGGCAGTCAAACGGATGCTTCCGGTGAGAACAGCGGTAATAGTGATATATGGCTTTGCTTCTGGAAGTGCCGCCCACGCCAACCATAGGTTGACCGCATATTCCACAGAATGCCTTTCCGCTTAGAAGGTAATCAACCTTTGCCTTTCGTGCTGCCGGTGCGCGTGACCGCGCCTTGATCTGCTCTTGAACTTTATTGAAAGTCTTTTCGTCTATCAGCGGTTCAGACAACCCTTCCACAATTTCCCCCTTGAAAGTGCTTTCTCCAATGTATGCTCGATTCCGAAGAACGGAATTGAAACTCGCAAGCGTCAGCGGTCTGCCGTAATATGTCAGTACGCCTTTCTTTTCAAGTTCCGCAATCAGGTCTTGCTTTGATACTCCGGCGGCATATTGTTCAAAAATGTATCGCACGGTTGGCGCTGTCTTCTCGTCCGCAACCAGTTTATGGTCCACCAGCTTGTAGCCGAACGGAGGATGCCCGCCGTTCCAGTGTCCTTTTAATGCGGTTTCGCGTTTTCCGCGTTTTGTATTCTCTGAAAGATTGGCGGAGTAGTATTCTGCCATAGATTCCAGCAGCCCTTCAAGTATGATCCCTTCCGGGCTGTCAGTGATCCGCTCCATAACTGACACGACGCGCACGCCATGCTTTTTGAGTTTCGCCTTGTACACGGCGCTGTCGTATCGGTTCCGGGCAAAGCGATCCAGCTTCCAAACAATCACCATTTCGAACTGTTCGCTTGCCGCGTCCGCAATCATGCGCTGAAAGTCCGGGCGGCTGTCCTTGGTTCCGGTAAGCGCCCGGTCTATGTATTCACCTATCACGGTTATGCCCTGTTGTTTTGCCCAGGCGTAGTTATCCCGCAACTGTCCCTCGATAGATTGCTCTGTTTGATTCTGCGAGGAATAGCGGGCGTAAATTACTGCGTTCATGCTAAAACTCCTTGATTTTCCGCACTTTCCGCGCTATAATAGAATAGCAAATCGGACAAGTGGTGTTGGCTGACTTTGCAGGGGCGCTCCGGGAAACCGGGGCGCTCGTTTTTATTTCAGTTCCAGATTCACTTCGTCTGTGGTTATCGCATATTGCGCATACAAAAGACGGAACGAGATAGAAAGGCTTTTGATATCATCTAAAGAGGATATGCCGAGATCGTTGATTTTAAGAACCAGCTTTTCTTTTTGCTTATTGCCGCCTTTCAAGTTAAACCAGAAGAGTTTATCAACCTGCCAGCCATTTACGGTGACGGTATCCACGTATCCCTCATATTCAAAGTCATTATCATTCACCAAGTCCACATACAATACAAGGTCTGTTTCATCGGTAAACGCATGGCTCCTGATTTCTACATCGGTTACAGTGATGGTGAACAGTTTGTAATCGCAGATAACAGCCCCAATCAATTCACCTGTTTCGTCCTCGCCTGTTTCGTTTTCATCAGAAAGCCCGTCCTTCACAGCCCAGATATATTCCCTCATTTCCTTTAGTTCATCAGTCGAATAGTTCGACAAATCCTCACCGAGAATATCAGAATATCTCTCGCCGGTTGATTTAGACAATAGCGCTATCTGGATAGAAGCCGCCAGGGTAGTTAATTCATGGTCCGAAAGAGAGTCGATCTTATCTTTTGGAATATCCGCGAGAACCGTGCCGGAAAAGAGAGTGGCACATATAGCGGATACAAGCAGCGATCTTACAACCTTCATCTTTGCAATCCTCCTTTAATAACCTTAAATACTATGCCATCTTCGCGTCGAGTGCTTCTTTTTGCATGTCTGGATTACCGGCAACTGCGGATGCCGTACTCATTAGTATGCTTCTGCCATCCTTGTTTAAGGAGCGCCAAATGCTTAACAGATGAATTTCCTCTTGAGAAAGAGACACTTCCGGTGTAATTGGCGCTACACCATATATTTGATCCAGCGAGACTCCGAGAAAGCGGCATACCTCCGCAAGATTTTCTATATCAATCGAGTTCGTTCCCTTTATCCAGTTAGAGACGGAACCTTCTGATACTCCCATGTGACGAGCAATATCAACTTGCCTTATGCCCTTCAACGAACAGATTTTCTTTATGTTCTCTCCGATAGTTTTTCTAATTTCCCCCATGGTATCACCTCCGTTTTTGTATTTGATAAAGATTATAACATCGGAATTAAAGACTTTCAATCGAAACTTCAGAAATGCAAAAGAAAACTATTGACAACTTTAATCCCACGGAAGTATAATTACCATAACTTCAGAAACGCTTAAGAAGAAAGGAGGAAAAACATGGTAAACGACCGTGTATGCAGAGCGGTTGCCGATAGCGGCATGAAGCAGAAATTCATTGCTGAAAAAATTGGAATGAGCGAACCAGTGTTTAGCGCAATGCTTGCGGGGAAAAGGAAGATTGATGTTGATGAATTTTTCCGTATTGCCGTAGTTTTGAAAATGCGCCCAGAGGTTCTTTACAATTACGATGGTGCGCAGCAGGAGGCGAACTGACTATGCAGGAAGAATATATTCAAGTAGGAGTTACCGCCCTACGCGATCCGGCGACGGGCGGATATCTCCCGGCGGTTCCTCTGTATATAAAGGCGGATGAAAGCGCCCTGGAAGCGCAGCAGAGTTTCTTTGAGGATATCGGACACCTGTTCGCGCTTCAAATAAAAGCCTATATGGACGGATGCAAGGAAGCCGGGGTGGAAGTATGACATATCCAAAAGTTATTGCCGTCGATTTCGATGGGTGTTTGTGCGAAAGAAAGTGGCCGGGTATCGGCGCGGCGAACTGGAATGCTATCAATGCACTGATCCGCCGGAAAGCAGAGGGCGACAAAATCATATTGTGGACCTGCCGGGACGGGGAAATGTTGGAAGACGCCGTTACATGGTGCTATAACCGTGGACTGAAATTCGATGCAGTGAATGACAACCTGGAAGAAAACAAGGAGCATTTCGGGAATAATACCCGGAAAGTGTTTGCGGACGAATACTGGGACGACAAGGCGGTTCCGGTTGTTGCTGGGAACAACCTTCTCGCCGGTCAGATTATTGTTTTTGAGAACAAGGAAGAACGCAAAAGCCTGTTTACAAGAATAAAGGAGTGGTTCAAATAATGGGATTTTTGAAAGAACAGACGGGATTTACCATACTTGGCACAACGCCGCCCGGAACATGTCCGGAATGCGCGGTGGTTCATGACCCGATGCTTCCGCACAACAGAGACAGCCTTTGCTATCAGTACAAGTTCTACGATAAGCACGGGCGCTGGCCTACATGGGCTGACGCGATGGAACACTGCCCGCAGGAAATCAAGGACGTATGGACGCAGGCATTGACCGAAAAAGGGGTAAATGTTAGTGGCGGGCAAGGCTAAGAAAAAGAAAGAGCCGAACGAAGAACTGCTTGTGGCAGCGAAGGAAGCCAGGGCAGCGGGCATGACGTACGGACAGTATCAGGCAAAGAAGTATCTGGAAGAACAGGCGGAGCGGATGAAGAAAGAGCGGGAAGCAAGGGAAGAAGCATTACTAAAGAAACAGGCTGAATACATGAAAGCTGCATGTAAGGAAGCCGGTATTGGCGGTCACGCCGTTCTGCTTGCGGGCGGGACAAAACCGACAACAGAAGCACAGAAGATAGCGGCGGAAATCGTCGGGAAGAAAGAATTTCTCGCAAAAATCAGCTTCATGTACTGTGATGAACTGGACATGTGCTTTTTCTACGACCAGACAGGCGCGGCGCGTATGTCATATTCCGGCGTTACAAAGGCTGGATCGGACGATATCAGACACAATCTCGTCATGGCATTCAAGACCGCAGAGATAATCCTGGACAAGATGCAGGAGTTGTCCATGGAAAAGAAATAAAGGAGAGCCGACACCATGAGAAAACAGTATCACATCGAAACACCGGAACAATTAAAGGAACTGAACAAGTTTGCCAAAGACGGAAGCGCCGCTTCTATGGCGGCGGTATGGAGTACGAAACTTAGGAAGGACGGAAAGTCGCCCTGGGACAATGCGATATTCGCGATTTTTGAAACCGACAACGGGCGGAAAGCGTGGATCGGCAGGAAATCCGGGGCGGGCATGACGGTCAACACTTCTTTGAAATATAATCCCGCACTGAAATGGTGCGAACAGAATTTGGAAAGGGCGGACGAGTAATGCCGTTCATGGGAATGTGTGCGAATAGGATAGCAAATGTAGGGCAGCGTCATGTTGAAACCTCCGCGCGGAGCTTGATAATGCCGGTTCGAGTCCGGCCATTCCCTTTTATTCTGCGGGTACGGCGTTGTATAGCGGGTCTATAGCGTATTTATAGCATGTCTATAGCACTTCTGCGGCGCGGGCGCTTGGGTTTTAGGATCGTACTGAACGAAGCCCCTCAAACGACACGTTGTAATTGCGGTTGCGGCAGTCAATCAAGAGGTCGTGTTCTCTGCCTGACAGCCCGGAAAGACGGGCGATTTTAGGCGAAAGGAGGGGTATTTTCGCCCTTTTTGGGTCCAATACGCGCAGAAATGAACCAAAGCATGGAGGAATTAAAGATTGTTCCTCCCTCGCCCGGAGCGTGTCCGATTTGCGCGACGACACACGATCCGGGAGAACCACACGACAGGGACAGTCTTTATTATCAAAACTGGTTCCGCAGGAAATATAAGCGCTTCCCTACATGGGAAGATGCAATGAGCCATTGCACGGACGCTGTGAAAAAGAAGTTTGTGCGGCGGCTTGAACGGCGCGGGATCACCCTTGAAGAAAATAAGGAGGGAGTATGACGACGGAGTTAGCCAACACCGGAGCAGGGGAACTATCCTTGCTGGACAATCTGGCGGTACAGGCGAGAACGTGCGTACTTAGCGCACGAATGAACCTGTTGCAGCTTGGGCGCGTGCTGACGGAAGCAAAGCCGCTCGTCCCGCACGGTGAATGGGAAGCGTGGGTGAAGACCAACGCGGAAATGAGCGTGAGGGCAGCGCAGGGCTATATGCAGGCGTACGCGACTTTCGGGTTAAACCCTGATATTGCGCGTCTCGGCACGACAAAAACGATGAAACTGTTGCCACTTTCGGAAGAAGAACGGGAAACCCTGTTCGCGGAAAACGACGTGGAAGCTATGTCCACCAGGCAGCTTGATGAAGCAATCCGGCAGCAGAGAGAGAAGATCATGCAAGACGCAGAGGAAGCCGTGGAGAGCGCGAAGAAAGCCGCGCAAAGGGAAGTGGAAGCGGAGCGGAAAGCGAGGATTGCGGCAGAACAGAGGGCGGACGCTGCGGAGAGCAGAGCGCCGGAAGTATCAGTAACCATAAAAGCAGAGATCGAAAAAGCGCAGGCGACTATCAAGGAACAGCAGGAAAGAATTGAAACTCTTTCAAAGGCTGAACAGGACAGATACCAGCAGCATCAGAAAGCGCTTTGCGAAAACCGGAGATTGCAGCAGGAAATCAGGGAGCGGGATGAACTGATTGAGGAACAGCAGGAGGATTACAACCGCGTGCAGGCGGAATTACTTGACGCGAAATCTGCTATTGCCAAAGGCGACGCGGAGCGTATCCCTTCTGACCAGTTGACGCCGGATGCCCTGGCGTCTGCTGTCCGGGCTTTTATCGGGGCGGTGGCGAGGATGCCGCACATGACGGTGGCGTTTTCCCGGATGGGATACGACGAACGGCAGGAGTATGACGAACTGCTAAAGACCGTGGAAAGCTGGGCAAAGGAAAGCCGCAGGGCGCTTGACACGGTAGAAGTGGAAGGGGTGGTGATTGAGCATGGATAAAAAGCAGACAGCGGTTAATACATACCCATATTCCGAAATGCCTGTACAGGCCACGATAGAGACAGAAGAAAAAGCAGAGGTTATTGTTGATCCGGCAATGCTCAGTCACATAATCACGGAACTTATGCGGCCGGTTATGCAGACTATCGGCAAGATGCTTGAAAACAATACCGCCGCCCTGGAACAGCTTTCGTCTGCGCAGTCCATCCAGAACGACCGGCTGGAAGCGCTGGAAAAACAGATCAGGTTGCAGACGCCCGTAACAAGCAAGCAGGTCACGTATTTGAATGACGCGATCCGGCAGCGGGCGCGGGTGCTTCTCGACAAGAAAGGCGTGGACGACAAAAAAGCGACAACGAAACTCGGAAACGCGATCCGCAAGGCGGTGCTGTCCCGCTATGGGATATCCAACCTGCGGGAGATTCCGAAACACGAATACGGCGTTGCCATGTCGCAAATCGAAATATGGAGCGATGTGCTGACGGTGCGCGATATAGCGAAGGAAGCAAAAGCGAGGGAGGAAGCAGAGAATGCGGACAGTGATACAGCCGAAACCGGGAGTCTTTGAACGTGTACTTAGAATGAAACTCAAAGAGTACATGGACAAAAACAGGCTTTCGCAGAGGGAACTTGCGGAAAAACTGTGCATTACAGAGGTACGTATGTCGCGGATTATGCGGATGGAGATACCGATTCAGAGGATGGACGTTGTGTCCTTCCTCAATATCGCGGTTATTCTCGATACCCCTCCGGACGAACTATTAAAGGAGATTGTTGCCGGTGAAGATAAAACTGAATGAAGCGCTGTTGCC